CAAAAGTATCTGGAAGATATGCGACATCAATCAATCTTTGAAGTAAATGATGATAGCATTAGAAAGATTGATCATCTTATTACACAAATGCAAACATTGTTTGCACAAGGTAAAAAAGAAGAGATATATCCTTTGTTTCTTTCAGTATTTAATTCTCATATTACAAGTGTACTAAAAATTATTAATAATCCAGACAACATAAAAAAACCAAATTACATCAGAACAGTATACATGTCTAAAAAGTATATTGATACCTTTAGACCGTTTCTTATTTCTTCTTTTGCTGCTGCAAGTAACTCTACTCCTCTTTTTAATAAGATAGATACAACAGTAAGAGCAGCAGATGTTGCTATTATAGGTGCTATTAAAAACACTGTAAAGGAACTAGTAGAAGGCTGGAGTGCTAATAAAGATTATCTTAATAATGACATACTTGAAGAAGTTCTTAAAGTAGATAAAGACATATCTGGTGCCAATACATGGTTAGATACTTTGGGTAATAGTGGTGTAGTTATTCTTGAAAATGCTGCAAAAATGCTGGCATCTGCACGACAGACAGTAAGGGAAAACGTAAGAAAACAGAGAGCAACTATACATACTCTTGGTAACAATCTTATTGAAGCATCTGGTACAAAAGATCCTGCTAAATTATTCAATTTTATGTATCAGTTAGGAGCAAATGATAAAAGGAACGGTAGAATAATTTCACAAAAAGGAACTGCATATAATGCCCTTTTTGAGAAAGTAAACATGCCTTTATATAATCTTGATGGTACAAGAAAAGAATTTATTAGAAAACCAAGTACCCCTGAGCAGATAAAATGGAACAAGGATCTATACTACCTCAAAGCTGCTTACCGTGAATTTATGGAAGCAGAACACATTGAGGTTGAATGGGTTACATATACTGATTTATATGGTAACGTAAGAAAAACCCCTGAAACTAGTGTAACTGAAGGTAAATACCATAAGTACACAGATGAGTTTATTGCTGAAAGAGAAATGTACATGGAAGAAGATGACTTTGGTAACTGGAAGCCAAAGAAAGGTGAAACTGATTCTGAGTACATTGCATGGAGAGAAGCAAACTTTGACTGGCTTGATTACCTCAAAGCTGATACAGTACAGGATGAAAAAACAGGAGAACTTGTACCAACTGGTACAGTATCAAAAGCAAGTAAATGGTTTCCTAAAAAGAAAAATAGTGTATCAAGAGAGTATGCAGAAGATGGTACGGATTTATGGGACCCTATGTACAGAAAAATGATGCAGCCAAAAACTGCACTTGAAACTGCACAAAGTGAGTTTTATAATGGTTATATTGATATACTAAGAACCCAGATAGAAAAACTTCCACCGTCTGCAATGTACTGGTTTGAACAAGGTTACATACCAACATTACAGGGAAACTTTGTAGATGAGCTGTCTCAAAAAGGTGCAAACTTTGCAAGTATTGTTACTCAGCAAATGAGAACATTTTTTGACACTACTGCAATGAACAATCAATCAGATACTGCAAAGACAGGCACTGCAATGCAATCTCTTCCTATTATGTTTATGGCTTCTCTTCAATCACAAAAAAGATTAGCAGAGATAGAGACTGAACTTGAAAAATGGGCTACCAAGAAAGAAGGAATGGACATTAAAAAATGGCATGAAAAAAATGACATTCTGGTAAACCTTCGTAAAAAAGAGTTACATAAAATGACTGCCGAGCAAATACACCCAGATCTTATAATAGGTCTTGAGGCATTTGTTCAAATGGCAGAGAATTTTAATATTATGAGTGGTGTAGAAGATACATTACTTGCTGTACGAGATCATTTACAGACTATGAAATTTGTAAGTGCAAATGGTAAAGAAATTGAAGCAGATAAAGCAAATGCAACAAAAAGGTTGGATAAGTTCTTAGACATGTGTTTTTATAATGACCCTACTTTTACAAAAAATGTAGCAGAAGTTGTTGTGCAAAAACTACAGAAAGTTACATCAGCAATGTCAATACCTTTCAACATTTTTGGTACAATCAATAACAAGATACTGGCCAGAATAAATAACAGAATTGATGCTATTGGTGGAGACTTCTTTACACATAAAGCATACAACACAGCATGGAAAGAATACAATACTGAGTTTATACCAGGCTATGTTGCAACTATTGGCAAAAAAGATACTGGTAAAGCATATGGTGATAAAAAAGCAGGTAGTTTGTATGAATGGTTGACTGATGATTACAATATGGTACGCCATGCTCATAGGGACCAAAGTAAAGTAGATATGCTGGCTTGGGGCTACAAAGGTTATGAAGCTGCTGAATGGGAAGCACAATCCTTAATAGGAAATGCCATTCTTGGTTCTATAGACATGAAGTATACCGGCAATGACCCTAATTTACATGATTGCTCTCTGAGAGATGCATATACTTTTGATCCTAACACAGGACAAGGAATGCTTATAGATGGTTACAAATTTCTTGATAAAGAAGGAAAGATTGCCAAAGATCAGAATAAAGCAAGACATCTGGTAATTAACCGTATCCACGAAACAAACGACAGGATACATGGTAACTATGACTCTGCAAACAAAACAATGATTGAAAGTACTCTTGCTGGCAGACTTGCAATTCAGTTCCACAAATGGGTATGGCCTAACTTTAAAGCCAGGTTCCAGAAAGGTAAATTTGATGAGAATCTTGGAGGTGGTATGGATATAGAAGGCAGATATGCTACTTTATACTACCTTCTTAAAGACATTGCCAAATTAGGAGATGCTACAAAAAGATGGGCAGAACTTACCCCTCATCAGAAAAATAATCTTAAAAAAGACCTTACTGACCTTAGTTATTTTGTAGGGTTCTTTATTCTTGCACATATTGCAAAAAGCATTGCTGCAGGTGTACCAGATGATGATCCAGTTTTAAAGAAGATGGTTAACTGGTTAAGGTATCAGTCGTCAAGAGGTAAACAGGAAGTAGGTTTGTTTATTCCTGTTTTGGGAGTAGTAGAATCTTACCAACTTGTACAGAATCCTTTTGCTGCAACAAATGCTCTTGCAAAGTTTGCACAACTTTTGAACTCTGCAATTGAGTACCCCTTTATTGATGATGAAGATAGATACTACCAAAGAGGTAACTTTAAAGGTCAACTTAAAGTGTACAAACAAGCAAAAGATGTTATGCCTATTTTTAGGGAAGTAAACCGAATAACCAACTTGAATACAGTAACTACTTTCTATGTAAAGTAGTTACTGTTTTTTTTAAGCTATTGGTCAATAATGATATCCTCTTCTCTGTGATTAGCAGTGTATGTTTCTGTTCTGTAGACAACTTTTGTTTTTACTCTACAAATAGAACCATCTTTGTTTCTTTTTATGTATTGCTCAGGATCGTCTTCAACAATAGGTAAAAAGCTTTCGCTAACTTTTATTTTACCAGGGAGTACCATACCATCATAAAATTCCATTTCAAGCATGTGCTCAATATCACCAGATATGGCACCATGTCTCCATGTTTTTTTGACTTTTTCACTTATTGTTGTTTCTTCAAGTTGTTTTACATTCACTAAAAATAGTGAACTGGTATCATCTGTAACATGTAATGCACTGTGTTTTCTGGCAGTAACTACCGGATTGTACAATTTACATATTACTGTTTCTTGTTTTTTCATATTCTAAGATTGGAATTACAAATTTACAAGTTACACATAAAATGTGCAACTCTTTTACCGTATTTATTTTATTTTCATTTGCTAAAGTCTTGGTTTTTTTGTATATTAATAATGAGGTAAAACAACTAATTATGAGCACAAGAATAAATAACACTTGTCTGTATTACTTTGTACACTTGGATGCAGATGAGAATCCTATTCCTGGTACAATGTATGGCAAGAACAACAACAAGATTGATACTGGTTACAAATGTAGGCAAGCTCGTCTTACAGGGGAAGTAATGACTGTTCCTGAAGGATCTGTACAATGCATAGGACCTCTTCGTTACTGGTATCAATTAGATCAGCAAGGTGACATACGTCCTAACTCTATGATTGCCGTACAGGGGGTTCCTAAAGGCCAAGCTGGCCGTTCTTGTCAGTATATTGAATACAAAGTAATTAAACCGGTGTAACATGATGAGCAATTATTATAAAAATACTCCTGCCAAATGGCGTAAGATAGGTGATGCTTTGCTTGCAGTAAGTACCACTATTACAGGTTTTGCTATTTATGAACAATCAAAATGGGTAGCTTTATCTGCATTAATTTTAGGAGTACTTGGTAAATTTTTAACTAATTTCTTTACTGAAGAGTAAGAGTAATAGTAAATAGAAAATAATGGAAGTAACAAGCAATGGTATTTTAATGACAGCTCTCTTTGAAGGTTTTTCAGCAAAGCCTTATAAGTGCCCTGCCGGTGTATGGACCATAGGATATGGTTCTACTTTTTATGAAAATGGTACCAAAGTAACACCAAAGGATCCTGCCATCTCTGTAGATAGGGCAACAAGCCTGCTTTCTTACCATATGCGACACTTTGCACAAACAGTTGACTCATACACTACTGATGCTATCAAAGCCCATCAATTTGATGCTTTGGTAGATTTTGCATACAATGCAGGATTAGCTGCACTAAGGTCATCTACCTTACTCAGAAAAGTAAATG